AGAGAACCTAAATTTATCAATGATTACATAATGTTTACTGAGCCTGTCACTGATAGAGGTTATGACAGACATAATATCAATTCGTTGCACGTTGCTTTAGAAAACATGATAATGTTACAGAATCTATGTAAAGTGCAAGGTATTACATTTTTTCAGCAATATTATATGAAGCACACATATGAAGATATAGATAGTTTTAAAGACCATGAGATTATTAACTATCTTTATCGACAACTAGATAATGACAATCGAGTCTTCCCAGCAATACATGAACATGTCAAGCCTCTAGGACTAACTATATCAGATGGAGATGTACATCCTAATGCAGAAGGACATCAAGTATACTTTAACGATATACTAAAGCCTTTCTTAGAAAAAAAGAATTTTTTTGAATAAATAAAGATATGAAACTATTTGAGATGTTTGATGCACCAGTTCCGGGTTTTCAAGATGTTGAAACAGACAACTCTAAACCTATCTGGAGAACCTCACGTAAAACAAAACTTACATTGCATCAAATTCGTAAATTACGTAAAATGTTAGATGTAAGAAATTATGAAAAGGCAAAACATTTAGCAAAAGTTAGAAAACAGTATGGAGCAAAGCCGGAAGCAGAAGGCGCTCCTAGCATTTAAAACTCTTCCGAAAACAGCCTAAAATATGTGGTTGATACCATATATTACCGAAAATCTACCAAAAACGCAAAAAAGTAGCACTTAAAACGTACTTTTTATGACTATGTGCTAAATAACTTTACAAAGCCATTTTTAAATCAGGAGACATATAATGGACAATAAGAAATTTGATCAATTAATTGACCTCATTATTAATGAAGATGAGGAGCAAGCAAAAGACCTTTTCCATGAAATCGTAGTAGAAAAATCTAAAGAGATTTACGAGTCAATCATGGAAGAAGAAATGATGGACGATGACCTCGAAGAAGGCATGGGCGGTCAAGTAGGTGATTTACTCGATGAGATCAATGCTGAAGAAGAAGGAGTCTCCGAAGAAGAAGAAGCAGAAGACGAAATTGACGTTGATTCTGAAGAAATTTTCGACATCGAAGGTGACGAAGATGAAGGTTCTTCTGAAGAAGTAGAAGATGCAGTTATTCGCATCGAAGACAAACTAGACGAATTAATGGCTGAGTTTGAAGAAATGATGGGCAAAGAAGACGACCTAGAAGGTCGTGACGATGAAATGGACGCTGACCTAAAAGACATCGAAGATGAAGGCGACGTAGAAGTTGACGATGAAATGGTTGCTGAAGCAGATGACGAAGACGAAGAATTAGTCTCTGAAGCAGTAACTTTAAATAAAGTTCCAGTTCAATATCCACATGGTGGAGACAATGGTGAAAACACCAAAAGCCCAGTTGATGCTAACTCAGGCAGTGCAGGCATGGACAGCAAGCCCGTAGATTTTGCTAAAGGTGACGAGAAAGGTCGTTCAGCACCCCAAGCAAAAGACGTAGACGGTGCTTCTAGTTTCCAAAACAAGCCTGGACAAAAGAGTGTAAAACTCGGAAGTGCGCCTAAGCCCGTGACAGCACAGGCTTCTGGTGTTAATACTAAATCTGTTATAGACTAAGGAACTGATACAAATGGCTTTGTATCTTAAGGAACACTTAACATTCGACCGTGCAGAATTGGTGGTCGAATCTGTTAAAGAAGAAGGCAGTGATTTAAAAACTTTGTATATGCAAGGTATTTTTATTCAGGGTGGGGTAAAAAACGCTAATGAACGTGTTTACCCCGTTACTGAAATTGAAACCGCTGTTGACACCCTTAATAGTCAAATCAGAGAAGGACATTCGGTCCTAGGCGAAGTAGATCATCCAGATGACTTAAAGATCAACTTAGATCGTGTATCACACATGATTACTAAGATGTGGATGGATGGTCCAAACGGGCTAGGAAAATTAAAGATTTTACCAACTCCAATGGGTAAGTTAGTTCAGACCATGTTGGAATCAGGGGTAAAACTTGGTGTTTCAAGTCGTGGTTCAGGTAATGTAAACGATTTGGATGGCCGAGTAAGTGATTTTGAAATAATCACAGTAGACATTGTTGCCCAACCCAGTGCTCCAAATGCATATCCCAAAGCAATTTATGAAGGTCTTATGAATATGAGACACGGTCATAAAGTGTTAGAGATTGCAAGAGAAGCAAGAGGCAACAAGCAAGTAGAGAGGTTCTTAGGAGACGAAATTAAACGTCTCATTAAGGACTTAAAAATAGACTAAACTTTATTAGAGGGGAAATCAGCATGTTAGATGCTATCAAACCATTAATTGATTCAGGTCTCATTAACGAAGACGTTGCAGGAGAAATTGATTCTGTTTGGAACGACAAGTTAAATGAAGCCAAAGATCAAGTTCGAGGTGAACTCCGTCAGGAATTCGCACAAAGATACGAACATGACAGAAATGTGATGGTTGAAGCCCTTGATAAGATGATAACTGAGTCTCTAAGTGAAGAAATTAAAGAATTTCACGAGGAGAAGAAGGCAATCAACGAAGACCGCGTTAAAGCCAAAGTAAAACTTTCTGAGCAAGCAACAAAGTTTAATGAATTCATGGTTACTAAACTAGCCGAAGAAATCAAAGAACTACGTGCTGATCGCAAAGTTCAAATGGAAAACCAAGATAAACTTCAAACATTTATCGTGCAAGCACTAGCAAAAGAAATTAAAGAATTTGCTCAGGACAAGCAAGCAGTGGTTGAACAACGTGTTAAGTTGGTCGCAGAAGGTCGTGAAAAACTTGAAGCACTCAAACAGAAGTTTGTTGCTGAAAGTTCTAAGCGAGTTTCTAGTGCAGTTGCATCACATCTCAAAGGTGAATTGTCACAACTTAAAGAAGACATTCAAATTGCTAGAGAGAACTCATTTGGTCGTAAGATTTTTGAGACATTCGCATCAGAATTCTCAACAACTTATTTAAATGATAAGGCTGAGACACGTAAAATTGTCAAGGCTTTTGAAACAAAAGAGAAAGAACTAGCGGATTCAAAAGCCCAACTTGCGAAAGCAATGAAGATAATTGAATCAAAAGACAGTGAAGTTCGCATTATTAAAGAGTCCAATCAGCGTGAAAAAGAACTAGATTCACTTTTAGAATCTTTGAACAAAGAAAAGGCTCATGTAATGAGAAGTTTGCTAGAAAGCGTCCAGACACCAAAATTGAAGGCCGCTTTTGATAAGTATTTACCAGCCGTACTAAACACTGGAAGTGAAAAGAAAGCGAAAGCTCCTTTAACTGAAAGCGTTTCAGTAGCAGACGGTAATAAATCTGCCAAGAAGATTGAAAAAGAGACCGCCGACGAGTCTTCAAACGTTGTCGAACTCAAGCGTCTGGCAGGGCTTAATTAATTAATACGAAGACATATTAGGAGAAATAAACCATGTCACAAGTACTCTTAGAAAGCCGTTGGGACGAGACCAAAGACGCCCTGTTAGAAGGCTTAAAAGGTAATCGCCGCTCAACAATGGGTGTAATCCTTGAAAACACCCGCAAGAGTCTCTTAAACGAGAACGCTACCGCTGGTAGCACCTCTGCAGGAAACATTGCTACACTTAACCGTGTGATTCTTCCAGTAATCCGTCGTGTTATGCCAACTGTTATTGCCAACGAACTCGTTGGTGTACAGCCCATGACCGGCCCTGTTGGACAAATCCACACATTACGTGTACGTTATGCTCAGTCTTTGACTGACAATTCAGCAGCCGCTACTTCTGTAACTGCTGGTGAAGAAGCATTATCACCGTTTAAAATTGCTCAGGCTTACTCACGTACAGCCCAAAATACAGCGGCAGCCAATTCATATACTGGTGCTGATACAGCAACTTTAGAAGGTAATGGTGGTAAGCAAATTAGTGTGCAAATCTTACGTCAGGCTGTAGAAGCCAAATCACGTAAGTTGCAAGCACGTTGGACATTTGAAGCCGCTCAGGACGCTCAGTCTCAGCATGGTATCGATGTAGAAGCAGAAATTATGGCTGCTCTTGCACAAGAAATCACTGCTGAAATTGACCAAGAGATTCTTTTATCTCTACGTACCTTGGCAGCAACTGAGTTCACATACAACCAGGCAACAGTTTCTGGTACAGCAACATACGTTGGTGACGAGCATGCCGCTTTAGCAGTTCTTATCAACAGAGTTGCAAACTTAATCGCACAGAGAACACGTAGAGGCGCAGGTAACTGGGCTGTTGTGTCTTCTGCCGCATTAACTGTACTACAATCTGCTACTACATCAGCATTTGCACGTACAACAGAAGGTACATTTGAAGCACCTACAAACACTAAGTTTGTTGGTACATTAAATGGCTCTATGCGTGTATTCGTTGACTCTTATGCTCCTGACACTCAAGCAGTGTTAGTTGGTTATAAGGGTTCTTCTGAAACTGATGCAGCCGCTTTCTACTGCCCATATATTCCATTAATGAGCAGTGGTGTTGTACTAGATCCATCAACATTCGAACCAGTCGTATCATTTATGACCAGATACGGTTATGTCGAATTAACAAACACTGCGTCATCGTTCGGTAACGCGGCTGACTACGTTGGTGAGATCGCAGTTCAAAACTTAACTTTCCAATAAGCCGATTATCGACTTACGAAAGTAACGAGTTATTAACTCACCAGGGAGAGTCTTTTGACTCTCCCTTTTTTTATGGGCAACCAAATACCCATTAAATACTTGACACAACCATTATAACATGTTAATATAAGCTATTAATTGTAAGAGGAAGTTATGGCAAAATATAGAATATTTGGTGGCAGATACGGTGGAGAAATTGCGATAGGCAAAGTCTCACACGAATTTGCTGAATATTGGGCTCCTAGAATCGAAGACGAAGGAGATAGTGACTGTATCGAATTTGTCACTAGTGTTGAATGGGACGATGAGCCTTCAGACACAGAATCGCCTGCAATGACACTAGAAGGAAACAGACCTTGGTATGAACTAGACGATATCGAACATATCAATAGTTACAGTGCTGATGGTGGGTTTAGAGTCGTAAAAGTCGATGATGATGACAAAGAAGATTGGGATACTGAAGTTGAGATAAAAGGCTATCACCAATTATACGGCAGAGAAGCATACCATGATGTAGAGTTTCCTGAACCTACCGAATACATAACTGAAGAAGATATAGAAAACTATGTTCCAGTTATGACTTTTCACAGTTTTGAGAAAGGTCAGTTTGGTACTTGGGAAGTTGAGATTGATGGAGAATTTGATCCAGACAAATTTGCTTATAGTATCGTAGAAACAATGGTTGGTGAATTTGTAGATAGAGTATTCTATGACAAAAAAGAATTAGAACAAAATTTTGATTGGGCAGACTCTACCGGCAAAGGTTATTATGCTAAAGTTGGTTGGATGAATCCTAAATACCACGACAAAAGTGAAGTGTACACAGATGAATATCTAGTTGACAACGGCTTTTGGGAAGATTTAGAAGATTCAATTGCTTATGATAAAGAACAAGCAGAGGAAAATAATGACTGAAGAAAACAAAAATAAAACTATAACAGAACCATTAAACATCTTTGCGAACACTGAAACCGGTGAAGTAGGTACAATCGAAGATGCTAAAAAAGTAGATGAGACTATTATTCCGAGGCAAAGTCCTCCTGTCGTTTCTGATGAAGAAGCAGAAACATATAAAGGTTTTGAAGAACAATTAACGTCTCGACCTGATGAACTTGATTGGGAAACTGAAGCAATCGAAAGATCAACTGAAGCAACCATGACAGAGGGTGAAGAATCTAATTCGGATGAGATTCCACCGGTAAGCGAATACGAAGATAGACTTTAATGAAAATCCCTGCACAAGAGTGCAACCTAGATAATCCTAATCTTACTATCATTTGGTATCATAACTATTCTGGTGGTAAATTTATGGTTAATTGTTTGGGATTAAACGACTTAACACTGTTCCCGCACGATAAACTTGCGTTACTTCAAATGGAAGGCAACTTTACTGTAGAAGACAAGTTAGATTATTTGTTGGCACAACTTAGTGGCATTAAAAAGGGTGATTTTTGGAATGATCTTAACTTAAGTGATAATTTTTTCTTTGGTTTTGATAAACGACAGTATATTGATCCTTGGAGAGGCATACATTATAACTCTTTTGTTAAAGATGTGTCCAATAGTGACTATAGATTCTTTAGAGCATCGCATGATATTAGAGAAGTCCTTGCTATAAAAAAACTTTGGAAAAATGCTAAAATTGTTCTTTTTACTCATCCTCATGCGTATGTAGAAAAACGTGCAAAGAAAGATATTAAAATTAAAGTTTACTACGATTCCTTAAAGTACCATGAAGAACACTTAGAAGAACTAAGGAAACTCCCTAATGTCATTTATGAATTTGATGTACGAAGATACGAATCTGAAACGGAAACACTAGATTCTGTAAAAGATTTGTATGAAATATTGGATTTGCCAAATTATGACAGAGAAAAACTTGCAACTTATTACAATGCTTGGTATAATAAAATTGAAGAAATCAAATTGTAATATCCGAATCTACAGACAAATCTAGTATTTTTTTATTCCTTCTAATCTTTTTATTATACAATCTGCTACAATTAGCACACAGCGTCATTAAGTTGTCTGTTGATTTATCTTTAGTATTTCCGTTTTTATATACAACATCTAACTGAATCAAATCTTCTGGGACAAAACCACAATTATCACAGTGTGTGGTTTTATGTTGTAAATGTCTGAAACGTTTATTGTACATAGCCTTAGCACAATCTACACAATATCTATGCCACTTTTGAAAACCGTGTTTGCTTTTGCCATTGGGTTTCGCTAACGCAAATTTGCATTTTTTACAAAAGGGTCTGTGAGGCTGTGATGTTATCATACAAATATTTATAAAAAAGATCTCCTAAGTGCTTTATTCTGTAAAAATAAATTAGGATAAATGCTAAATATATTATTATAATAGGAGAATATTTCCGGCATGGCAGCAGAAAAATTTAACGCACTTAAGGGCTTTTCAGTCGGAATCCCTGCAATCGATGTCATTGATTCTAATGGTAATATTGTTACTAATGTTGTAGTTCCCAGTGGTAATGTTACTGCAAACAAAGTCTACGCAAATCACTATTATTATGCAAACGGAACACCTTTTAGTAGCGATCCTGCAGGAACGAATACAGAAGTTCAGTTTAATAATAATGGTGTACTTGGAGCATCTGCTAACTTTACATTTAACACAACTACACAAACAGTAAGTGTAAGCAACTTTTCAGCCTCAGGAAATTTAGTTAATTTAGGAAACGTAGATAATTTACAGATTGATGGCGGCCTAAATGGGTATGTATTACAAACTGACGGTGCAGGTAACTTAAGTTGGACAGCACAAACAGGAAATGGCGGCGGCGGCAATGGCGTACCAGGTGGCTCTAATACACAAGTTCAATTTAATGACGCCGGAGCATTTGGGGGAGACTCTGGATTTATATATGACAAAGATACAAATCTTTTGTCTGTTGACTACATCGGCGGAGACGGTAGTAATCTTTCTAACATAACATATGCAAACATTACCGGTATCGGTAACATTTCTTCAATTGACTTAGACGGCAATGCTCAACATGTTTTGTATGGTAATGGAGTGTTTGCAGAAATTGATACCGGAACAATATCAAACTATGCCAATTATGCAGGCAATGTAACTATTTCGGCACAACCAAACATTACAAGTGTTGGCACATTAACATCTTTAAATGTTACAGGAACAACACAAACTGGTAACTTATCAGTAAGCGGAGACATTGGTGCCGACGGTCTTATTGTCACGGGACCATCGCAATTTATAGGTAACATAACACTAAACAGTATAGGTACTTTTACTGGGTCCGGACCAGTAAATCTCGCTAGTTCACCAAATGTTAATTTAACTTTAGCAAATTTACACATTGATGGTGGCATAAACGGTTATGTGCTTTCTACTGATGGCACCGGAAATTTATCATGGAGTGCCGGAGGGGGTGGCGGCAACGGCGTACCAGGCGGCTCTAACACGCAGATTCAGTTTAATGATTCAGGATCATTTGCTGGTTCTCCGTATATGACATTTAACAAATCTGATAACAAGGTCAATTTTGCAGGTGAAGTAACTGCTAATGTTTTTACAATGGGATCAGGGTCATTTGAGTTTAGAACTAGTGAAATTTGTATAGCAAACACTACATCAACATCTAACATAGAACTCTGTCAGACGCCCGTAGAAGACCTGGCTGCACTTGATTACGTTATCATAGCAACTGATGAGTTTTCAGGCAAAAGACAGTATTTAAACATTAATGCGGTGTATTACAATACGGATGTAGTATACAACGAAACCAGTGCTTTGTATATAGGTGGATTAGTAACAGATTATGATCTAACATATGTGCCCGGAGACGTATTTCTTCCAGCCAGAATAGTATTATGGGTCACGCCGGCAACCACTAATCAAATCACGTATAAAATTATGGTTCAAAGGTATAGAGATTAAAGAAAAAATATAAATACATTTATTAACGGAGCAATATCAGATGGCAATTAAACCATTCAATTCAGTAGCAGGATTTTCCGTAGGAGAAGATCCCGCTAATATTATTTTAGGTAACGGTTATATCACTACAAACGGCGCAACGTTTACAGCAAACATTGCGGCACTTGGAGTATTAACAGACAACCTATATTACGCAAACGGTCAACCTTGGGACTTACAATTACCGGCAGGCTCAAACAATCAAATTCAATTTAATAATGATGGTTCTTTTGGTGCTAGTGGTAATTTAGAATTCGACCCTTCAACAAATATTTTAACAGTTGGTGGCAATGTCGATATCGGATCAAATTATTATTTAGGTAATGGTGCATTCTTAGACGGCATTGACACTTCATTAATTTCTAATGGTACTTCAAACGTAAGTATACCAACCTTAGACGGTAACATTGAATTAAATGTTGACGGTAATTTAATTGCTAACATAACTGCTACAGGTGCCAATATTGATGGTACTTTAGACGTAACAGGTATTGTAACTATTCCAAGTACAACAGGTGCTATTGACATAGCATTGGGTACTCCTACTCAAGGTAATTTAACAAGTAATGCATTAACACTAACTACAGCGTCATCTGTTTCTAATTCTATTGCCCAATTAAATGAAGTATTAGGAAAATTAGTTCCTCCTTCACCAAGTGATTTCCCAGGCGGAACAACTTTAGCAATAGATTCATTGTCATCTTATCGTATGGCAAATGGTTTTACGCAACCAGACAATACATCAGGAGGAAGCGCCGCAGTTCCAGCAGGGACTACTGTTTCATCTGTTAGACGTTCTGCATCCTACACAACAAATGCAGTTGCAAATGTTGGTCCTGGTGATTCAGGTACCATAACATGCTACCTAAATGGTGCAGATGCAGGTAGCGTGACATTAACATCTGCACTCACTGGTAACGGAACATACGGCAACTTAATTATTAGCAACAACGTAGATTACTCAGTTATTGATGCAAACGTAGCCGCAGGTTTTTGGTCAGTGTTCACATCAGACCTATCAGGTTCTGTATCAGATGGTTGGAACGAGGTCTATATTGCTGATTCTGCAACTAGCAACACAAATACTCCTCTTTGGTACTACGACTCAAGTAATCCAGGTACCCCACAGTTTACATCAATAACGTTTACAGCACCTGCGGTTCCAAGTTATACATATACTTCAACTGTACCTCACTACAACAATACTAACATTTTTGATGCACAGTTTGATGTCAATAGATTATCAGGTAACATGTATCCAACAAGTGATACATTTATTACTGGTTCAGGAGCAGGAGCATTTGGAGCCCCAGCAAGCAGAACATATGCACAAGCATCTATTGCAACGCCACTACAGCAAAACTTATATGTAAGTTCAGGCAACGCAACAGTTAGTACAACATCACAAGTTATTTCTGGGTTTGGTTCTAGTGCTGTAGGCCCATCAGTAACAGCATTTAACTCTTACGCTGCCTCAGGTGTGCAATTATCACCCGGAGCAACAGTTCTTTATAAAACAGGGACTACTTCAAGTTCTAGCAGAATTGAAGAAGCAAACGTCTATATTGGATCATCTATCGGTTCAGGAACAGGATTAGCATCAAGGATTGTAAACCCAGGTTCAACCGATACTCCTAGTTTCAGTGCAGGAGCATCTTTATTTGATAGTCAAAATGGACCGCTTCAAACTTATGATGCAACAGTAGTTGCAGATGTGTTAAAAAATGACACAACAGATTATTCAACTGGATATTTACCAGTTGGTCCTGACTTGAGCGGACAAGACGCAAGTCAGTATTTTACATTTAGAGTAGTAAGAACATCAGTATCAAAATTCGATGTTAAATGGTCAGGCACATTGGCAGGTTTATGGGTAGGTTTACCCGGGTCAACAATTGATTCTACATCAGGATTAAATGGTTGGCTAGATATGTCAACTGCATATGCAGGAGCAGGTGTTCCCGGATCAGGTGTCGGAGGAAACGGATCAGACGGATGTGCTTTAGGAGGAACAGCGCCATTAAACAGTAGCCAAACTAATAAATCAGTTACAGCAACATTTGGTACAGTGAGTTCATCTAGCACAGTAACGAATGAAATCTATGTTCGTATTAAACTAACATCAGGACAAACTATATCAGCACTATCATTAGAGGCGGCGAGTAATTAATTATGAGTATACCAGTAGATCAAAAAGTCGACCTGCTCTATAAACAGGCATTTGGCGTAACAAAAACAGACACGGAAGACAATAAAAGTCCGTCTAACGAATCTATTCCGAGTCCTCTTCTTATTCGTGGAGACACGATGTGGACACAAGCGGATCAGATTCCCGGCACTGCATCAGCAGTTGCAAATCTTGTTCAGGCATATACAGGATCAAATGCAGTAGAATGTACAGCAGATAATACAACAGTACCGATAGGTAGTGTTTACCCCACATGGAAAACTGATTTAACTTATTGGATTCCAGCAGAATTTGGCGCTACTTACCAAGTTCAAATTTGGGTAGATAGTTCAGGAGTTGCTGATCCTACAGCAACAGGTACACAAATCTTCGCCGCAGGCTCAGGTGGAACAGGTGAATGGTACTTTAACTATCAATCAGGTGTACTTAACTTTATTGGAGAAACAATTCCAACTGCACTTACATCAGGCAAAGTTCTTTATGTAGTTGGTTATAGATACATTGGTTTAACAGGCGTTACAAACTTACCCGGCAACACAAATATTGGCGATCTAAACTTTAATGGTACTACAATATCAAGTACAACTACAGATGGCAATATTAATTTACAACCAGATGGCAATGGAGTAGTCACTTCAACAGCAAACATTATAGCACCTAATTTTATAGGTAACATTTCTGGTAACTTAACAATTTCTGCTCCTAATAAATCAGTCATTTATAGTGCTAACGGTTCTGCTGTTGGTAGTAACGCATTTACTTGGGACTATGTATCTAATATTCTAACATTAACAGGCAATGTAATATTAGATAATGCTGATTTAGGTAACTTAGCAATCGCTAATTACGTTAATGTTGCTAATGACACTAATGTTATAGGTAATGTTAGTGCAGGTAATTTAGTAGGACCACTAGCGAACGGTAACAGCAATGTTTTAGTATACACAGACGGCAACATCGGTATTACTGCTACAGGCAATGCAAACGTATTATTAATTACAGATACTGGCATTGTAGTTACTGGCACAGGAAATACTATTCAGTCAGGCGCCATTCTTGCTAATGGTACAGTAACAGCAAATGGTAATATCGACGGTGCGAATGCAACCATTTTAGGTCAAACTACGACAGGTAACTTAGTAACTGACACTATTACTGCTCCTACTGGAAATCTCACAATTAGTGCAGTAGGCACAAACGAAGATATCGTACTTGCACCCACTGGTACAGGTAACGTAGACGTTACAAATCACAGAATTACATCTCTTGCAACTCCAACAGCATCAACCGACGCCGCTACTAAGCAGTATGTTGATGATATTGCACAAGGATTACACGTACATGCACCTTGTATCGTAGCATCGACTGATACTCTTGCAACTATGTCAGGTGGTACTGTTGCTTATAATAATGGAACAGCAGGTGTCGGCGCTACTTTAACAATTTCAGGATCTACTATTACAGCAATTGACGGAATTACATTATCTTCAAGTGATAGAATTTTGATCAAAGATGAATCAAATCAAGCACATAATGGTATCTATGTTTATACAAGTTCAACCGTTCTAACAAGAGCAGATGATTTTGATACACCAACTGAAATGGCAGGTGGTGACTTTACATTCATTCAACAGGGTACATTATATAATGACACAGGCTGGGTAATGACCGACCCAGTCACAACTGTTGGTACAGATCCAATTAATTGGGTACAGTTTTCAGGTGCTGGTACATTTACAGCAGGTCCAGGTCTTACATTAAACGGCACAGAATTCTCAGTTAACGTAGACGAAATCACAACAACTATCACAGGTGGTAACGTTGTAGTTAAATCTGGCGCAGTATTTACAACACCAAACATCGGCACAGCCACTGGTACAAGTTTAACTGTAACAGGTAACGTAAGTGCTAATAACTTAAGTATTTCAAATCTTGCTAACATTGACGGTAACCTAACAGTATCCGCAAATATTGTAGCAAGTGATAATATTACAGCAAACGGAACAGTATTTGGAAATAATGCAAACATTACTAACTTACTAACAGTTCCAACTGCAAACATTACTAATGTTAATGTTTCTACAAATATTATTAGTAACACAATTACAATCAACACAGAAGCATTATTAAACACAGCAAACTTTAGTGGTAATGTAATTTTCAGCAGTGGCTTAGTAACATTCCAAAATGATGTTGGAGGCAATACTGCTAACTTCAGCGGTAATGTCGGCGCCGGCGGAGTTTTAACAGATAATTTATATTATGCGAATGGTCAACCTTGGGATTTACAAGAAGCCGCAGGTAGCAACACTGAAATTCAGTTTAATGATAATGATGATTTCGGTGCAAGTGCAAACTTAACTTTTGATAGTGCTACCAACAACTTATCAGTTTCTGGTAATGTAGTTGTTGCAACTGGCGCCTTCTATGGTGACGGTGGCGGATTATCCAATATCCAAGCAGCCAATGTTGTTGGCTTAAGTCTATCAGGCATTGCTAATGGTACATCTAACGTAAATATTCCAGCCTCAGACGGCAATGTTACGATTGGTGTTTCAGGTAATGCAGATATTGCTACCTTTACAGGTACTGGAGCAAACATTGATGGCACTTTAGATGTTGCTGGACCATTTACATTGGGTCCAAGTCAAGTAACAGCAATCCAAGGTGCAACAGTTAACACGGCAGCGACTTCACAATCAGCCATTGCAAGTTTTGCTGTATCAGGAATATCAGGCGTAGAATTTTTAGTTAAGGGAAGAGATGCAACATCTGGAAATACAAGTGTAGCAACAGTATTAGCCGTAACAGACGGTAGTAATGTTGATTATAGTATATACGGACAAGCATTTTTAGTTGGAACAACCGGTTCATTAGCGGTTAATATTAATGGATCGAATATAGAGTTGTTGGCAACACCAACAACAACTAACTCAACACAATGGGTTACACAATATAGGTACATTTAATTATGGCTATTCGTAAATTTAATTCGCAAAGTGGTTTTTCGGTTGGATATTCTCCAGTAGATGTTATTGACTCAAATGCTAATGTATCAGCAAATGGTTTAACAGTTACAGCATTATCTGACTTAGGTGCTATCGGTAACATAACGATCACAGGTGGTGCTAACGGTCAGGTAATAAAAACTGACGGAAATGGTGTTTTATCATTCGGAGATTCTGCATCTGGATACGAAGCGGCAACAATGCCGTACTACATTGCTCCTTCTGAAACATACACAGTTGCAGAAAATTTACAAGGCTTATTCTCTCAACCAATCGAAATTGACGGCACAATAGATGTTGAAGGCGTGTTAATCGAAGTTGGTGTATCAGCAAACGCTGAAACTTCTCAGATTTATTTTGATAACAACGGTACTTTCTACGGCAACACAGGATTTACGTTTGACATCAATTCTGGTAATTTAGCAGTACCTGGCAACATTAATCTTACTGGGGACATTATTCCAGGAGCAAGTAATACTTATAGTCTAGGTTCTAATTCAAACAGATGGAGTAACTTATATCTTTCTGGTAATACTATCATCTTAGGTAATTCTACGATTACAGAAGAAGACGGTAATTTAGTATTCACCAACTCAGAAGGCGGTACATTAACAGTAGAAGGCGCTGATGCAGTTGATACATCAATGATTGCAAATGGCACTTCAAATATTCAAGTTGTAGCCAATGCAGGAGTTGCATTTAACTTGGCAGGCACCGGTGACGTAGTTACGATTTCTGCTGACGGAGACATTTCTGGCGCAAACATTACTTCATCTGGCAACGTAGCCGCATCAGGTGTTAAAACAGACAATTTTTATTACGCTAATGGAACCCCAGTAAACTTTGGTGGTGACCCAGGAGGCTCTAATAACTATATTCAATACAATGTCAACGAAACATTTGGCGGATCAGCAAATCTTACATATGATGATGCGTCTCAATTACTAACATTAGCAGGTACTGCTAATATATCAAATGTAAATATTTCTGGTACAGCAAACGTAACTGGAAATGTTAAAGGAAATACAATTATTGCTTCATCAGGTACTATGCAATTTGGCATGCCACCTGGCGCAGGAACAATTGTTGTAAGTAATACTACACAAACAGCAGGTATATTTACATCCGGTATTACTGATGTAAACATTGGTTTATCTGCTAATATTGTAATGTGTGGTACAGGTAAGACTCTTACCGCTAGAGGTAATGTAAGTGCTGATAATTTACAAGCAACTACATTGTCTGTAGATGATTTTTATAGTAGTAGAACCGCGATTTCAGTGGGTTCTGCAAACACAACCATTGATACTTTCAGTGCTTCTACATATCGATCTGTCAAGTACACAATTAAAGTGTCCGATAGTACAGGATATCAAGCGTTAGAAGTGCTTTTAGTGCATGATGGCATAAATAGTATTATCACAGTATATGGTAGCCTGTCAACAACCGGAAGTGATTTGGTTACTTTAAGCACCGTACTTACTTCAGGTAACGTACTGCTTAGAGCAACACCAGTCAATAGCTCCACTAGCATGAACTTGATGGCTACGTATGTACCTGATTAATGGGAAAATTATAAGTTTAAAAACTTAGTCATATTGGGGAACTTAAAAAATGTCAACTAGAAATTTCGTAGTCAAAAACGGCTTAACGGTTGGTTCAGCCACTATTGATGCGGCTACAGGTAATATTATTACAGTAAACGCTTCTTTAGGAAATTTAGCAACAGCAAACTTTTTTAGCGGTAATGGATCATCATTATCTAGCATTGCTGGCGCAAATGTTACAGGTACGGTAGCAAATGCAACTCATGCATCTACTGCTAATACTGTAACAACTGCCGCACAGCCAAATATTACTAGTGTTGGTACACTAACCAGTTTAACTGTATCAGGTAATACAACATCTGGTGGACTTTTAACTGATAATATCTATTATGCAAACGGCGATCCTTACGTATTTGCTAACGCAGGTGGTTCCAATACACAAGTTCAATTCAATGACGGTGGTGCTTTTGGTGGAAGTTCATTTTTCACATTTAACAAATCAACCGGTGCATTAACTATTTCAGGAAACGTTTCTACTGGAAACGTATCAGGTGGTACAGGTGACTTTACTGTAGTAAACGGTAGTTTGTCAACTGCATCACAACCAAATATTACTAGTGTTGGTACATTAGGTTCACTAACAGTATCAGGCAACGCAAGCGTCGGTAACGTTTCAGCAACAGGTGCAACATTTACAACAGTAGGTGGTAGTTTAACAACTGCTTCTCAGCCAAATATTACTAGTGTTGGTACTTTAAGTTCCCTAACCGCATCTGGTAACATTGAAACACAGGCTAACCTAGTCACTGATATCATTCAAGGTAGAACATCAGGCATTTCTATTCGTGCAACAGGTACTGATCAAAATATTGAATTAAGACCTACAGGCACTGGTGTCACAGACGTTTGGGGCGGAAGAATTGCTAACGTTGCAACTCCAACTCAATCAGGTGACGCAGCCACAAAACAATACGTTGACGAAATTGCTCAAGGATTAGATCCTAAAGCATCTGTTGCATATGCAACAGCATCAGCATTACCAGCATATACATACAATAACGGAACAGCTGGTGTAGGAGCAACGATTACTGCTGATGCTAATGGAGCATTAAGTATCGATGGTAGCACACCTAGTCAAAATAACAGAGTTTTAATTAAAAACGAAACAAGTGCTGATGCACCCTACAATGGTATCTATGTTGTTACTACTGTGGGCGATGCAGGTACAGCATTCGTTTTAACACGTGCAACAGATTTTGATAATAATTCACCAAGCGGAGAAATTCCAGGTGCATTCGTATTCGTTGAAAAAGGCTCGATAAATGCTGACACGGGATGGGTATGCACAACTGACTCTCCCGTAACTGTTGGCACCACAGACATTATCTTTACGCAGTTTTCAGGAGCAGGAACATTTACTGCTGGTACTGGCTTAACATTAGACGGTACTGAATTTTCAATTAGCAACACAACTGTTACAGCACAGGCATACGGCTCAGGCGATGCAGTTGCTACATTTACTGTTAACGCACAGGGTCAATTGACAGCGGCTGCTAACGTAGCAATCGCAGCCAACGCCGCTAACTTAACTGGTTCAACACTTTCTTCAAACGTTACAACTTCAAGTTTGACAAGTGTTGGTACATTAGGTTCATTAGATGTAACAGGTAACATAGGCGCTGGTAACGTTTCAGCAACAGGTGGTAGTTTCACAACAGTTGCTGGTTCATTAACAACAGCGGCTCAACCAAATATCACATCTGTTGGTACTCTTACAAGTTTAGCAGTAACAGGCAATGCTTCCGCTAACAACATGAGTGCAACAAATGATATTACTGCAACAACATTAGGCGGTTCATTAACAACAGCGGCTCAACCAAATATTACTTCTGTTGGTACATTAGGTTCGTTAAGTGTTACTGGTAACGGTACATTTGGTGGAGTTAAAACAGACAACTTATATTACGCAAACGGAAATCCTTGGGACTTACAAGAGCCAGCTGGTTCAAACACTCAAGTACAGTTTAACAATGCTGATGACTTTGGTGCAAGTGCTAACTTTACATTTGACAGTGCTACTAGCAACTTAGATATAAGCGGTAACATTACAGTATCAACTGGTAAGTTCTACGGTGATGGTGGCGGTTTATCTTCTCTTGCAGGTGCTAACGTTACTGGTGAAGTAGCATTCGCAGCCACAGCAAACGCAGTTGCAGGTGCAAACGTAACTGGTCAAGTGTCATTTGCGGCAGTTGCTAACTCAGTAGCAGGTGCTAATGTTACAGGTGCAGTCGGCGATGCAACAACAGCCGGTACTGTAACAACAGCGGCTCAGCCTAATATTACAAGTGTTGGTACATTAACATCTGTAGAATCTACAGGCGAAATTAAAGCAGTATCTTTCGGTACACAACGTTCAAACGTTGCTGTATCTACAAACACTGTAGTTGACGAGTTTGATCCTACTGATTACAGAACAGCAAAATATGTGTTCTCAGCATCAGGTGATGACGGTTATCAATCAGTTGAAGTATTGCTAGTGCATGACGGTTCAGATGCATATATTACAATATATGGTTCTGTATGTTCTAATGTTTCAGCCGATATTGTTGAGTTCTCAAGTAACGTTAACGGAGTATCAGGAAACGTAACAGTTTATGCTACTACAAATAGCACTAATGTTAATTTGAATGTTGTAACAGACTACATTTTAACATAATATACAATTAAGTAGAGTGTGACTTCGGTCACACTCATTAAGTCATTTAATGACATTGGGGAAAATGGAACCATGGCGTATAAAGACTTTAGAGTAAAGAATGGGTTAACAACACCTACTCTTACTGTTGAAGGTACATCAAATTTAGGGGCAATTGGTAACTTAACTGTTACCGGTGGTGCTTCTGGCCAGGTTATTACTACAAACGGTGATGGTACATTATCGTTTAGTGATCAATCAAGTTCTATCTCTCCCATGCCAACATTAATTGAAACAGGTAACGATGAAACAATACCTGCAAATTACCAAGGGTTATTTGGTTATCCTATTACTATTGAAGGATCATTAACCGTCGACGGCGTATTAGTCGATGTTAGTGGTGACGGACCTGTAGTAGGCGGTTCTGTAAATCAGATACAGTTTAACAATGGATCTGATGATGTATTGGGTGCTAGTGCAGATTTGACTTTCACCACAGACACTAAAATCTTACAAGCCAATGGTATAATGCAAACAGGACGATATGCAAATACTGCTTTGCCAGACAGTGTTATTGGTGGCATTATTTTCATAACTAGCGGTATCAATAAGCCGGCATACGGCGATGGCACAAATTGGTATTACTTTGATACGAATGAACAAGTATCTTAGAAAAAAGATAAATACAAACATATGCAATGCATAAGTTATTATAACTATAGGGTAGAGATAAAATGTTAATATTAAAACAAAATGCGGCGAACACAGTACCAACGCCGGCAGCAGGTAAAGGTACTATTTTCTTAAGTGACAGTGATGTACTGTCAGTAAAAAACAGTTCAGGAAACATTGAAGCATTTCCTACAGTTGGTGGTGCAAACACGCAAGTCATTTTTAATGATGATTCGGCTTTAAGTGGTAGTGCAAATTACACTTTTGATAAATCAACCAACGTACTTACAGTAGCAGGTAATATCGGTGCAACTAGAGTTCTTACTGATAACTTGCTATATGCAAACGGTGATGCTTGGGACTTAACACAACCAGCTGGCTCAAATACAGAAATTCAATACAACGATGGTGCTGGTGGATTTGGAGCATCTCCTAACTTTACGTTTGATGAGGCTACAAATACACTAACAGTAATCGGAGAAGTATCTGCAACTACCCTAGCAGGTTCTTTAACTACAGCCGCTCAAACTAATATTACAAGTGTTGGTACTCTAACTGCACTTACAGTAAATGGCAATGCAGGCGTTACTAACTTATCAGCAACAGGAGAAGTTGGAGGTAATACATTATCAATTTCTAGCGATGCAGTTATTGGTGGAAACTTAAACGTTAATGGTAATTTAACTTATGTTAACGTTGAATCATTTGCAGTAGAAGATCCAATAATCTCAATGGGCGGTGGTCCTAACGGAGCTCCACTAACATCAAATGATGGCAAAGATCGTGGTACCGATCTACAATATTATGATGGTCAAGCATTACAAGCGTTTATGGGTTGGGATAACTCAAATGCTGAATTCGGTTTTGGTAGTGACGTATCTCTAGCAAACGAAGTCGTAACATTTAACACATATGGTAATATCAGAGCAGGACACTTTATAGGTAATGGTTCTGCATTAACAGATTTAGTTGGTTCAGAAGTAGACGGCGAAGTTGGCTTTGCCGCAGTTGCTAACTCAGTAGCAGGCGCTAATGTCTCTGGAGAAGTTGCATATGCAGGCATTGCAAACTCAGTAGCAGGTGGTAATGTCTCAGGACAAGTAGGCAATGCATTAGTAGCAGGAGAAGTTTACGAGTCTGCTCAGCCAAATATCACAAGTGTTGGCACATTAACATCACTTGATGTAGGCGCCAATGCAAGTATCGGCACTTTTGTAACGATAGCAGACGGCAACATCGGTGATTTTGCTGGATCAAAACTTGTATCAAGTTACGGAGACACTGGCGTTACTCTACCCGATTGGGCAGGTATAGTTGGTGCCGCAGTAGGTAACAGTGCAAATGCTGACAGTGTTGGTACTGGTGTTATCGGTGTAGGTTCAACAAGCGGTGGAACAAGAGGTTCTGGTGTTAAAGGTGTTGCAGTAGTATCTAATTCAACAGACACAGGAGCCGCAGTTGGTGTACGTGGTCAATCAGTAGAAACTCATGCTAGCGGCTACAACATTGGTTTGTTAGGTGCAGCCTCAAGTTCAAGTATTAACAACTACGCTTTGTACTTACAAGAAGGAAACATCGGTTCTATTGAAGAAGACGTTAATTGGGACTTGTTTGATAACTCAAGTACTGCTTTAACATTTGGTTCTTCAGGTAAAGCAAATATCTTCTTAATTGAAACAACAGATAACGCAGAAGGTATCGCAACATCAGGTTACTTAAACGTAACAGGTAATGCTACAGTTGGTGGATTAAAAACAGACAATTTGTATTATGCTAATGGAAACCCTTGGGATTTACAAGAAGCCGCAGGTAGCAACACACAAGTACAATATAATGATAACAACGATTTTGGTGCTTCATCAGCATTCACATTCAATTCAGGTACAAATACACTAGCAGTTACTAATGTTTCTGCTACAGACGTAAGTGCTACAACGGTTGCAGGTACATTAACAACTGCGGCACAACCTAACATTACGTCAGTAGGTACACTAACATCACTTGATGTAACCGGTAATGTTGGAGCAGGTAATGTCTCTGCAACTGATGTTTCAGGTACAACACTAGGTGGCACATTAACAACAGCGGCCCAGCCTAATATTACATCAGTAGGTACACTAACATCACTTGATGTAACCGGTAATGTTGGAGCAGGCAATGTCTCTGCAACAGAAGGTGCGTTCACATACGTTACAGGCGATGGTGCTAATTTATCAGCAATTACTGGCGCAAATGTAACTGGTGAAGTGACATATGCGGCTACAGCAAACGCAGTAGCAGGTGCTAATGTCTCAGGTGAAGTTGCATTTGCCGCAACTGCAAACGCAGTAGCAGGTGCTAATGTCTCAGGTGAAGTTGCATTTGCCGCAACTGCTAACGCAGTAGCTGGTGCAAACGTAAGCGGTACTGTATCAGACGCCACAACTGCAGGAACTGTAACAACAGCCGCACAACCAAACATTACTTCAGTTGGTACTTTAACAGGATTAGGAGTCAACGGAACTCTTACAGCAGTAGACATTACTGCTAACACTGGTGTATTTACAGGTAACGGTTCTGGTCTAACAGATTTAGTTGGTTCAGAAGTAGACGGCGAAGTTGCATTTGCCGCAGTTGCTAACTCAGTAGCAGGCGCTAATGTTTCAGGTCAAGTTGCAAACGCACTTGTAGCAGGTACAGTATACACTAATGCACAGCCAAATATCACTTCTGTAGGCACATTAAGTTCAGTAACAGTATCAGGAAATGCTACAGTTCAAGGCAACGTAGTAACTGATAAAGTATTAGGAAGAACAAACGCTAACTTAACTATCACGGCGTTTTCAGGTAACAACTCAATTTTACTTGCTCCTACAGGAACAGGTGTTGTTGATGTTGGTGCAAAACGTGTAATAAACGGTGCTACACCAACTTCTAGTCAAGATTTAGCAACTAAACAATATGTTGACGATCTAGCATCAACTGCTCTTGTATATCACGAAGGTGTCACAGCAGCCACAACTGGTACATTGGCTAGTGCTACTGGCGGAACAATCACTTATAACAACGGTACAGATGGTGTCGGTGCAACATTGACAACTACTGGTACATTCAACTTGATTGATACAGTAAACGTACAAACAGTAGGTACTCGTATACTTGTCAAAGATGAAGCAAACGCCGCACATAACGGTGTCTACACTTATACAAGCACTACTGTAATCACCCGCGCAACTGATGCTGATTCATATGGTCCTGGTGCAGATGAACTAAGTTTAAACAACTATTTCTTTGTGTCAGCCGGTGATGACAACAAGGGTAGCGCATATGTTGTAGATTCGCCAATTGGAACGATCACATTTGGCACTTCAGAAATTTTGTTTGCTCAATTCAGCAGTTCGCAAGTGTATAGTGCAGGTACAGGCTTAGATTTAACAGGTGTAGAGTTTTCACTTGCAAATACAGCAGTAACTCCAGCATCATACGGTGATGCAGGCAACGTATCAACATTTACTGTAGATCAACAAGGTCGCTTAACCGCAGCCGGTGAGGCAGCAATTCAAGCACCTGCTTCAGGTATCACAGGTTCTACGTTATCTTCTAACGTAACAACATCAAGTTTAACGAGTGTTGGTACATTGGGATCATTAAGCGTAACAGGTAATGTCAGTGCAGGCAACATCTCTGCTACAGCAGGTGACTTTACTAGCGTAAGCGGTAATGGCTCTGCTTTGACAGCACTGAATGCAAGCAACATCTCAACCGGTACGTTACCAAGTGGCAGACTAAGCGGCACATATACAATTACAGTTTCTGGTTCTGCAACAACAGCAGGCACGGTAACTACTGCGGCACAACCTAACATTACAAGCGTTGGTTCATTGTCATCACTTGATGTAACAGGTAACGCAACAGCCGCTAACGTAATTGCAGATACAGGTGCATTCTATGGTTCAGGTTCAGGCTTGACTTCATTAAATGCTTCAAATATTTCATCTGGTACATTGTCACAAGCAAGACTTGCTAACAGTTCATTAACTGTTAACGGTCAATCAATTTCACTAGGTGGAAGTGGTACTATTACAGCAAGCACAACTCAGTCTGTAACATTCAACAACGGTGGTTCAGGTGCAGCCTCAGGTACAACATTCGATGGTGGAACAGCAAGAACTATTTCTTATAACACTATTGGAGCACCTAGCACAACTGGTACAAACGCATCAGGCACTTGGGGTATCAGTGTAACAGGTTCAGCCTCTTCTGCTACTACAGCAGGAACAGTAACTACTGCGGCTCAGCCTAACATTACTTCAGTAGGAACACTAACATCACTAGGAGTGACTGGGACAACAACAACTGGAACATTACAGTCTATTGCAATTACTACAGGGTCTAATTCAACAGCAGGTTCTATTACAGGTGACTGGACACTAACATCAGGTTCTACACTTAACGCTACATACGCTGACTTGGCAGAGAAATACACTGCTGATCAACAGTACGAGCCAGGAACAGTTGTATGTTTTGGTGGTGACGCAGAACTTTCTATTACAGGTAAAAGGGCACATCATTCAGTAGCAGGTGTCATCACTACTAATCCAGCCCAAGTCTATAACGCAGAATGCAAAGCAGGCGAAGGTGAGTTTGTAGTTGATCTAGCACTGATCGGTCGTGTACCAGTTAGAGTTATCGGACCAGTAGTCAAGGGTGACTTGATTATCACATCAGAAAACGCAGGTTTTGGATGTGCCGCTGACTTAGAAACAGACACATTGCTCCCAGGTTGTATTATCGGTAAAGCAATTTCAGACTTTAACGGACCTACTCCAGAAGGTATCGTAGAAGTATTAGTCGGTAAGAACTAACAAGCACTAAAAACTTTAAAGAGCGACTTAGGTCGCTCTTTTTTTGGCTAAATTATGTACTGCTTTTGTATCTAAGATAAGTAGTAATATGAACCTATTTCTTAATTATACCTTTGAACAAAGGTTGCGTTCTTGGCACAATCTAAGAGAATCTTTAAAAGAAGAATCACTAGAAAACATATGCGTTAAAGTAGATGAATTTTGGCAGTACTGCCCATTAAACACGTACTACCTGCATCCGCATGATATACCAGATTGGCCAGGACCATGGGAATTACTAAATGACAATAATTATTGTTATTTTGCAAGAGCATTGGGCATGATTTATACTTTAATATTATTGGGTATAAAAGACATTGACTTAATCGAAGCAAAAGACTATAATAGCATTGATGTGGTATTGGTAACTGTAGACAACGCAAAGTATGTGTTGAATTACTGGCCGAATTCAGTAGTAAATACATCACTATCTGAATTCCAAATTATTAAAAAACACGATATAACTCCGTTGTATGACAAAACAGGACAAGCATGAATATTAAAGTAAGAAAAAGATCAGGGAAAATTGAAGACTTAGCACTAGAAAAGTGGCAAGCACAAATTGCTAAGGTGTGTAGAGGCGTTTCAGACGTATCTCAGTCAATGATTGAGATCACCTCACAGCCACATTTCTTTGATGGCATTACTACTAGAGAGATTGATGAATTAACTTTACGTGCTATCGTTGATCTTATTGATATAGAAACTAACCCAGAAACGGGCCATACAAACTATCAATACGTAGCAGGTAAACAACGTGTTTCTATGTTGCGTAAAGATGTGTATGGACAATACCAGCCCCCTCATCTTTTTGAAATTGTTAAAGCAAATGTTAAAATAGGCTTGTACACTCCTGAATTATTAGAATGGTATAGTGAAGATGATTGGAACAAAATGAATAATATCATCGACCACGAGAAAGATGAAAATTATTCATTTGCCGCCATCGAACAACTTATTGGAAAGTACCTAGTTAAAAATCGTTCTACTAACAAGATTTATGAAACACCGCAAGTACGTTATATGATTGCGGCAGCCACAGTATTTCATGCAGAAAACGAAAAAGACAGACTTAAATTTATTAAGGAGTACTATAATGCGGCTTCTGACGGGATGTTTACTCTTGCTACTCCTGTGCTTGCTGGTTTGGGAACCCCAACTAAGCAATTTAGTTCTTGTGTTCTCATTCGCAGTGACGATGACCTTGATAGTATTTTTGCTTCAGGAGAAATGATGGCAAAATACGCAAGTAAGCGAGCCGGCATTGGGCTTGAAATAGGGCGTTTAAGACCCCTAGGATCGCCTATAAGAGGCGGAGAGATCATGCACACGGGAATGATACCCTTCTTAAAGAAATGGTTCGGAGATTTGCGTTCTTGTTCACAAGGAGGAATTAGAAATGCAAGTGCTACTGTATTTTATCCTATTTGGCATCATCAGTTTGATGATCTTATTGTGCTTAAAAACAATCAAGGTACTGACGAAACTAGAGTACGCCATATGGACTATGGTGTCGTGTTATCAGCATTCTTTTGGAGACGATTTAAAAACAAAGAAAACATAACATTTTTTGATCCAAATGAAGTACCTGATCTTTACGAAGCATTTTACTCAGATACAGAAAAATTTGAAGAACTTTATGTAAAATATGAAAGGTCTCGTACCCTGCGTAAAAAGACTATGTCCGCAGAAGAAGTATTTAAAAGCGGAATACTCAAAGAACGGACAGATACAGGTAGGATCTATTTAGTATTCATCGATAACGTAATGAATCAAGGTCCATTCGATGCAGAACATCATCCTATCTATCAAAGTAATCTGTGTTGCGAAATCTTGCTGCCTACAAAGCCCTTCAAGCGCCTTGATGACGAAGAAGGTAGAATTGCACTATGTACATTAGGTTCCATCAATTGGGGAGCATTTAGACATCCTGAAGATATGCGTAGAGCATGTCGTATTTTACAACGTAGTCTGTGTAATATCTTAGATTACCAAGATTTCCTATCTGTACAAAGCCGATTGAGCAATGACGAGATTCAACCTCTTGGTATCGGCGTAACTAATTTAGCATATTGGCATGCTAAACGTAATTTCTTGTATGGAGAAAAAGAATCTTTACAAGAAGTTAAAACATGGATGGAACATCAAGCATATTATTTGACTGAAGCAACTGTTGAACTTGCTAAAGAAAGAGGCAAGTGCAAAGATAGTGACAAAACTTGGTACGGTCAGGGCGTGTTTCCTTGGGAACGTAGAGCAAAGGGTGTTAACAAGTTAGCAAACTTTAAACCTGAACTAGACTGGGAACCACTCAGAAACGAGATGAAAGAACATGGTGTGAGGAATGCTACTTTAATGGCTATCGCTCCCGTAGAAAGTTCTTCAGTTGTTATCAATTCTACAAACGGAATTGAATTACCTATGCATTTAATTTCTGTTAAAGAAAGTAAAGCAGGGTCACTAACACAGGTAGTTCCGGATTATCATATCAAACGTGTACGCAACTCTTATCAGTTAATGTGGGACCAAACTGACTGTGCAGATTATCTTAAAACTGCATCAGTATTAGCGGCATATGTAGATCAAAGTATTTCAACCAATACGTTCTACAATCCCGCACATTTTGTTAATAACAAGATTCCAACAACACTGATCGCAAAGAACTTAATGCAAGCACACCAATGGGGACTAAAGACTTTTTATTACAGTCTAATAAATAAAGCAGGAGTCAAGCAAGAACAACAACAAGCAGTTGAAATCGCAAAAGCATATGTGTCAGAAGATGTGCATTTTGAAGAAGACGACTGCGAAGCATGTAAACTATAGGAATAATAATGAGCAAACAACAATACGACTTAACAAAACCAACTGACTATTTAAACAGAAAAATGTTTTTGGATCCTGCGGGCCCAGTGACTATTCAACGATTTGAAGAAGTTAAATACAACAAAGTAGTAAACTACGAACAAACTGCCCGAGGCTTCTTTTGGATTCCAGAAGAAATTAGTTTAACAAAAGATTCTAATGATTTTAAAGAGTCCAGTGATGCTGTTAAGCATATCTTTACCAGTAATTTATTACGTCAAACCGCATTAGACAGTTTACAAGGTAGAGGTCCTGCTCAAGTGTTTACGCCTGTTGTTGGTTTGCCTGAACTTGAAGCATTGATGTACAATTGGTCGTTCTTTGAAACTAATATTCATTCACGTTCCTACAGTCATATTATAAGAAACATATATAACGTACCTAAAGAAATATTCAACACTATCCATGATACACAAGAAATTGCTGATATGGCTTCAAGTGTTGGTAACTACTATGACAAACTGCATCAGATTAATTGCAAAAAAGAATTAGGTCAAAAAGTTGATGAACATGAGCATTTAACTGCAATTTGGTTAGCACTACATGCAAGTTATGCATTAGAAGCCTTGCGTTTTATGGTTAGTTTTGCAACATCACTCGCTATGGTAGAAAATAGAATCTTTATTGGTAATGGTAATATTATCTCGTTAATTTTGCAAGACGAATTACTACACAAAGAATGGACTGCATTCATTATTAATCAAGTTGTAAAAGAAGATGAAAGATTTATTAGTATTGCAAAAGAGTGCGAACAAGAAGTATATGAACTATATATGGATGTTATCAGAGAAGAAAAAGAATGGGCTGATTATCTATTTCAAAAAGGCCCAGTAATTGGTTTAAACACAAATATCTTAAAAGAATTTGTAGATTATACTGCGGCTGAAGCATTAAAAGTTATTGGCATCAAATATCAACATCCAGCTCCAAAAATTACTCCGATACCTTGGTTCAACAAACACAGTGACACTAGCAAAAAACAAACTGCACTGCAAGAAAATGAATCAACTAATTATGTTATCGGCGTCATGTCTGAATCATTAGATTACGAAGAATTACCAGCACTGTAAATTTTCAGTAACTATAAAATCGAATTAAATACTACTATTAGGAGAAGTATAATGAAAAAAGCAATTGTATGGAGCAAAGATTTATGCTCTTATTGCGATCAAGCAAAAAAATTACTTGAATCAAGAGGTGTCGATTTTGAAGAAAGACGTATCGGTCATGGCTGGACTGTGCAACAACTACATGAAGCAGTGCCTAATGCAAAATCGGTCCCGCAAATCTTTGTAGATGATGAATATGTAGGTGGATTTACAGAACTACGTCAGAAATTGGAGTCATAATGAGCGATATTCAAGCAGGAAATGTATACACATTTAAATTAAACAGCGGGGAAGAATTAATAGCAAAAGTTAATGCAGTCGAAGAATCAGCGTTTGTAATAGAAGAACCTGTTTCTGTTGCACCGGGCCCAAAAGGTATGGGTTTAGTGCCCAGTCTATTCACCGCAAATCCCAAGGCCTTAGTAAGACTAAATACTACTAGTGTTTCTCTTGTTGCAGACACAGATGATGCTGTGCGTGACAAATATAGAGAAGCGACTACTGGAATCTCAGTTCCGGAGAAAAAAATATTAGTAGGATAATTTTATGGCTAAACTAAGTCGTAAAGGTGATAAAAATACAACAGGTGGAAAAATTGTAAATGGTGCAGGCACTGTATTTTGCAACGGCAAACCTGTGGGGTTACATCAAAGTGAAATAACACCACATAAACCCAAACCCAACAAAATGCCCCATAAAAAAGCCAAAACTACTGACGGTAGTCCAACAGTTTTTTGTGAAGGTAAACCTGTTCTTAGAGTAGGTTCCGGCAATTCGTGTGGACATAAAATTGTTGAAGGCAGTGCAAACGTCTTTTGTCCTTAAAGGTAAATTATGGCTGATACAGGTAAACAGAGTCCCTTAGGTATAAATGTATTAGGTGGATTATTAAAAAATGATTTTATCCACATTAATAAAAATGCCGAATCATTCATGGGAAAAAGCAAGACTAATTCTCAATACAGCCCAAAAGGTAAATTTGTTAACAATACTGTTTTACGATTAATTACTTGGTGTATTAATATTGGTTGGCATCACGGCAGAGGCGGCGATGAAGCAAGGTTAACCAATTCTACATATGACAACCAAATATCTATTGGTAGAAATCAGGGTTTACCTGCATTAGGAAATGCCCCACCAAAAACATGGCAAGTAATAGATCCGGAAGGATCATGGGCAGGTATTACCAATGGCAGTTCTTACGGACCTGACGGAGAACTCGTTAAATCTTTACAGTACGCAAACAATAATGGTTCTGATGCCCAGCCCGGTCCTGCAACTGCCGGATATTCTGAATACTCAAATGCTAATCAAGGGCAATTTGCCACGTGGTATCCCTACAATCGAAGCAATCTATACAACTATAGTATTACACAGTGGGGCTGGATTCGTTGTTTAGCATTGCAAGCCTGGAATGAATTTAATTATCACGGCAAGTCTCCAACAGTAATGACACCGAGATACGAAGATTTTGCTAGTTCTTTTATGACAGCAGATTCTTTTATACATTCACAAAATGCAGTTATTTCTGCCGCAGTTAATTCAGCAAATTACGCAGACGGTATCTTTAGTAACACTCCTGATATGATGACTGCTGATATTGCAGGGGTAACAAGAGCCACAGGAGTATTCGGTACTGAATTAACAAACATCGGTAACTTGTTTGATCCAAGAAAATTAGAACGATTTGGTTTCCCCTCTACACTACTACAAATTTTATATGAAAACGGGGCAATGGTTGAAGATTTAAATCTAGCATTGGGAGCTAGTGGATTATCAGCAAGTGAAATTACTAAAATATCTAACGGCTCGGCATCAGTTATTACAAATAGACAAGAAAGAGCAATCTACAGTGCATTTTGTGCAATTAGAGGATTTAATTTAGTAAATACTTTGGCTGCATGTAATGTATTAAATCCAGTTGATCGTGTCCAAGGCGTATCATCAGCAACAACATCCGGCGCATATAGCGGTAATAAACGTACATTCATTAGAACATTAGCAGATTGTTTAGATCCGCAATTTTTATTCCCAATAACTGCACCAAGTTTAACTGTGCCTGTGTACAATTTATCTTTAGATTTACCAACCGGTAGTAAAACTTATTATTTGATATATTCTGGAACAGACACAGAAAATAACAACGGCTCTGTGTTGCCTGTCAATGCACAATTAAATGATGCTTCTATTAAAGATGCCGTAGGAGTATTAGTAGCCGAAGGCACACCGTTTGCGTATGATAATGATACAGATAGAAATGAAGATGCATATAATAATGTAGGAAGTGCAGACACAATAGTAAAAGGTTATGATTCGTACTTAGGTGGAACAAATTTAGTTGTACCTGCTAAAGTAGGTTTAGCAGCCGCGGCTTTTAGATATTCTATGTTACAGGTCAATAATATAACTAATATTGCCCCGGGAACGTTTGGGCGGTGTGTAGGCGGTTTAGAATCTGTACCACCCGAAGACACTGTATTTGTATCAACACCTCCTGAAGCAGGATCTTCTGGATCATTACCGGTCAATACAGATTTGCAACAAATAATACCGGAAAAATTAGGTTTAGGTAGCGGACCAGACGGTAGATATACACACTCAGACTTTTTTGGATGTATGTCAGGTTTACCTTATAACTGGAATGAAATTTATAATATTATTGAAAGCATAGGGGTCAATCAACCAGTTAGCAAATCAGTTTTAGGTAAAAATTACGAACAACTTTATTTAGGTAATACATGGGAAAAGGCATACTTTGAACTAGCAACAACACCCTATGCACAAAACACAATTCCATCATTAAGAAATCGTCCTAACCCTGCATATGATCCTGAAGAAGAAATACCAAACACTGAAGGTGATCCTAGTGCGGATCCCCCGATTCCCCCGTATGATCCTGAAGATCCTAGTGCAGGCGGTCCTGAATTTTTGCCAAATCCAAACTATGATCCTTTTAAGTACCTAGACGCATATATTGGTTCAAGAACTAACTATCAATATACTCTTAGAATAGATGACTTTTATTATCGCACTACAGTAGGTCCATTAGTAGCAGACGGCGGCGGATATGGTAGAGGCAATGCCAGTCTCCCAAAAACAGTCATTGCTCCTAATAATACCAAAGCAACGGCAAAAGTAACTGCAATAGGAAAAAATAATGCAGATGCTTGGTATTATGAGGGAAATACAGGAGGCATACATCAACATAAGTTTGGTAGAGTCACAGGTACCACTACTAGCAATGGTCAACCTTATAGATACGTAATTGGTGTTGTTACATTTCCACCAAATGAAGAAAGTCCTCCAACTCAGGCTATGGTAAATGCAAGATTTGGACCAGGTGGTGATTATCCTTGTCCGTCAGAGTCCATTGAAACTGAAGCACCGCCTACAGGAACATATGACGCATATTATAAAAATGGAAAAAATCAGGGTGGCGATTTATACAGAACTCCATTAGGTGGAGGCAAAGCAACACTTGCTATCTCCGGCGCATATGCTTGGCCTAATCCTGGTAATAAATTTTGTCAGAACTATATTACAGATGCAAATGCTGAAATTAGCCGCATTAATAATGGAACGTCCGGAGCAGTACTTGAAGGAGATGAATATCCTTGGGACGGAACTAACATTACGAATTTAAAAATTTTATGGGATATTACAGGTAGACAATTAAAAGTTGAACAACGTGCAAGATATTTAGCCTTACCACAAGTAGAAGTTCCTAGAGATCCGTTTGTAAATTCATATGAAACACTGACTATGTTTGTAGATTCGTTGCCCTCATTGGCACAGCAAACAGGTCCCCATATGGCTGCTCAAACAATTGAAATGATTATAGATAGATTTAATGCAGGTGGTGCATCTACTGTTGCTATGATGCGACAAGAAAGAAATGCGGATAGATTAGCACACTGCGGAATACCACTAGAAAACACTATTCCAGATACACCGACGGATAACAGAATTTTAACATTGCTTTATAATGGTACAGTACAGGGTGCTCCAGAGGGTATACCTATTAACGGAACAACATGGACTAATCCTACTTGGCCTAATAACCCAGGACCAGACGGAACATTTGCTCCTCTACCTACTAATGTGTTTATATCTCCGTATGTGTATGGTGGAGGAGATCCACAACCTGGATCAATCACGCCTATTACAATTAACATTGCCAACCCACAAGTAGGAACTTATACTCCAGTTGGACCTACTGTACCGGGTCCAATAACACCTGTTGTTAATCCTCCGGGCGGCCCCGGTCCTAATACAGTAGGCGGTGGCGGCGGTGGCGGCACTGGAGGCGGCGGAACTGACGGCGGCGGAACCGGCAACCCACCAATTATACGAGCAACACAAGCTGGTGACTTTGCTGGCGGTGGAGGCGCAGGGCCCGGCAGTCCAATTAATTCTGCACCTAGCGTAGACCAAGCAATACAAGCAGTTATTCATTGTAACTGTGATTGCTGGGACATACTTAGCCTTTAAAAACTTTTTGGCTATGTTAATATCTCTTAAATAGTAGTAGTACTATTACATAATCAAAGGAAATTTAATGAGTTATTTTTTTACTAGCGAAAGTGTGTCTGAAGGACACCCTGATAAGGTTGCAGATGCAATCAGTGATGCAATTTTAGATTCTTTTATGGCACACAAAGACCCTACTATGCGTTGTGCATGTGAGACTTTAGTTACAACAAACAAAGTAGTAATTGCTGGGGAATACAAAGGATTTATTGATGAATTGGATGTTGACTATATTGTTCGTAGAGTTGTAAAAAACATAGGATATGAACAAGAAGGTTTTCATTGGAAACAATTAGAAATTGCTAATTTACTACATGGGCAAAGCCCAGACATTGCATTAGGCACAGATAAATTTGGCGCCGGCGACCAAGGATTGATGTTTGGCTACGCATGTAATGATACTGAAAATCATATGCCTGCCGCAATATATTATTCTCATAAGATTGTTGAAGCATTATCAGCAATTAGAAAACAGGGCAATGCACCGTTTTTAGGACCCGATTCTAAAAGCCAAGTCACAGTAGAATACGATGACAATAACAAACTTAAACGCATAGACAAAATTGTTTGTTCTACTCAACACAGTGATAATATTGACATGGCTAGTCTACAAAAATTTGTAGCAGAAGTAATCACCTCTGTTATCCCTAAAGAATTACTAGATGAAAAAACAGACTTGCTAATTAATCCTACAGGAAGATTTGTTATTGGAGGTCCAGATGGCGACACAGGTTTAACAGGCAGAAAAATTATTGTTGATACTTATGGTGGAATGTGTCCCCATGGTGGAGGAGCATTCTCAGGTAAAGATCCAACTAAAGTAGATCGTAGTGCCGCATATATGGCTAGATATCTTGCTAAAAACTTAGTAGCATCCGGCAAATGTGATTGGGCTTCTATTCAGTTAAGTTATGCAATTGGTATAGAAAATCCCATGAGTATCTATGTAGAAAGTGATAGAGACAGTAGAGAATTAACTCAATGGATTACAGAAAACGTAGACTTAACACCTAAAGGAATTATCGATAGGTTTGATTTATTTTCGCCGATCTACAGTTCAACAACAAACTATGGTCATTTTGGTAAAGACTATCTTCCTTGGGAACAAATTAATCTTTTTGAAGAATCTAAAAAGATAAAATCTACAAAAGCATAAATACATATAGACAAAGGAGTCTATAAAATGAATTTCATTTTCGCAGTATCTTTGACAAGAGGCTACTGCAATGGCCTACAGTGACAAAGTAATAGATCACTATGAAAACCCTCGCAACGTAGGGAAAATGGACATGGATGATCCAGACGTAGGTACGGGAATGGTCGGCGCTCCGGCATGCGGAGACGTAATGAAATTGCAGATCAAAGTTAATGATCAAGGAGTAATAGAAGATGCTAAGTTTAAAACGTATGGGTGCGGGTCGGCAATTGCTTCAAGCAGTCTCCTCACAGAATGGGTCAAAGGAAAAAGCCTCGAACAGGCAGCGGCAATTAAGAACACTGAACTCGCACAAGAACTCGCACTCCCGCCAGTCAAGATCCACTGCTCGGTACTAGCAGAAGATGCTATTAAAGCGGCAATTAAGGATTATCAACAAAAACACATAAAATGAAACTATTGCAAGGTAGTGCATTTTATGAATCTTTTGGAATGCCGAATAGAAGTGAAGTTTATCACATAACACCCTCCGCAACTAATCATTATCCCTATCTATTAAATAAATTAATCGAATTAGATGAAATTGAAACTATTGATGAACCGGCTAATGATCACTACATAATACATTTATCTTACTACAAAGTTGCTTCTTATTTTTACAATAGAAGTAGATTTGATCCAAAAGATTTTGCATCTTCAAAAAATATTGGCTTTGTAGCAGAAGGCTTTTTACCAAATAGATTGCTTAATGATTTAAAAAATGGCAAGGCTACATTATTAATTAGTAACGATGTTGATACTATAATGATTCCTCAAGTTTTAAATATGTTAGCGGCATTCTTAGCATATGGAGTGCCTAAAGAATCAATGATATATACGGATTCTAATCCCTACGTAGAACGTATTTTATTAAAACACGGATATAAAGGATTTTACTACAACTGGGTTAACGAACTTTTTACCGTGTCTGAATCTTATATAGAAAAAATAACACAAGATATTAATTCTTTAGTAGTACGTGAA